TGAGCGTGTTGTCGGCACGTTGCCGGTGTTTGGCGAAGACATCGCCAACACCATGCGCAGCGAGGATCGGCAGAAGTTTGTACAGGCTGCAAGCTCTATGTCTGAGGCTCTGCTGCGTGCTGCGACAGGCGCGGGCGTCAACGAGTCTGAAGCACGCCAAAAGGCTGCAGAACTGACGCCGCAACTAGGCGACAAGCCTGGTGTTGTGAAGCAGAAAATGGACGCCTACAAGGTCTACATGGACTCGCTGAAGGCTCGCGCTGGCAGGGCAATGCGTCCGCCGCCTGGGTCTGCGCCGGCTACCGGACCCGCTTCTGCGCCTCAACCAGCAGACAATGCTGCGGACCCCCTGGGACTTAGGCAACGGAGGAATTGATGGATCAGACAATCAAAATGTCTGAAGTTCGGGCTAAGTTCCCGATGTATTCAGACGTTCCTGACGATCAATTGCTCATTGCGCTGCGGAAGAAGTATTACTCAGACATTCCGTCTGGCCGATTTTTCTCGATGGTGGACTTCGACACCGAGCGTCAAAGGTTGCAGCAGGGCGTCTTGGATGACATGTCTGGCACTCAGAAAGTGCTCGCCAACATCGGCGCAGGCATGACCGATCTGTCGACTGGCGTGCGTCAGTTGTACACCGACATGACGGGCACCGAGGCCGAGAAGGCCGCGATGCGTCAGGAAGTCGAAGACAAGCGCAAACGCGATGCTGCGCTGGCCGAGGCCACGCCTGGTGGCGAGTTGGTTGGCAAGACGCTGCAGGTCGCTGGCAATGTGGTGCCGACGCTGGCGCTGCCTGTTGGCGCGGCTACCAGAGCCGTCACATCCTTGCCGCGTACTGTTGGGATGATGCGCGCTGCCCCAACGACGGCGCGCCTTGGCACGGGCGCTCTTGCGGCTGATGCGGCGCTTACGGGCGCTGCTTTGGGCTCAATTGAGCCTCTTGGCAAGGACGATTCTCGAGCAGTCAATGCGGCCAGCGGTGCCATTCTGAGCGCGACTACGCCTGTTGTGTTGGCGGGCGGCAACCAGGTGCGTCGGATGGTGACGCAGTCTGGCGGCACCGAGCGCGCTGGCGAGCAGCTCGCGCAGGAGCTTGGCGACCAGACGGTGCTGCGTCAGACGATTGATCGGCTGCGCCAAGGCCGGCAGGGACCGATTCCGCTGTCAACGGCAGCGCAGCTAGCAGACCCGCAACTTGCGCGCCTTGAGGCAGGTTCTCGCGCTCGCAGCGGGGCAAACTGGTACGACTTTGACCAGCAGCAAGCGCGCTCTGTTTACGACGAGCTGACGCGGGCGACGCGAGGCGCTGAGAACGTCGGTGCGCAGCGCGCAGCGCGCTCTGCCAATAGGGATGTGCTTTACAACCAAGCAATGAGCACGATCAACGCGCCTGCTTTTGCTCGTGATCTGTCCGCCTTCAGGTCGTCGTTGGATGCGGCTGCGCGATCTGCCGAAGCCAGCAACCCGGCAGTGCGCAGCATGCTGACGCAGCTGTCGGATGAGATCGACCGGCTTGGGCCTGACTTTACGCCTGAGCACTTGGCAACCATTCGCGCCAACCTTGCTAGCAAGGCCCCGATGGTGCCGACCAATGCCTATCAGGCTGCGCCGCGGGAAAGCCCCGCCACGATGGGCGTGCTGCAACAGGTCGACAACATCCTCAACAACGCGACAAACAACCGTTGGCAAAGCGTGCTGTCTGGATATAAGCGCGACTCTGACATCGTCAGGTCTTCTCAGGCTGCAGGCAAGGTGCGTGAGTCGTTTGTCGACCCCGCCACGGGGCGCGTGCGAGGCGTGTCTGCCGATGCTGCCGGCGATGTGCCAAAGGTTACCGAGGCTGGCCTTGGCAGGGCTCTGGACGCCGCTCGAGGCCCGCGTCGTGAGTTGGTGCTTGACCCGACTGCCAACGACCGCCTCGAGGCAATCCTTGGCGCTCTGCGCCAGCAGAACATCGTCCAGGGCGTTAAGAGAAGCGCAACGGCTGGCGGCGGCAGCAACACCGCAAGCGATACGTTCGCCGCTGAGGCGGCTGGCAACGCAGCAGATGCTTTGCTGACGGGCTCTGGGCCTGTTGGCGCTGTCAATCGCACCGCGATAGACGCGCTGCGTTCAATGGCAACCCGCAACCGCGACCAGGCGCTTGCCGAAGCGCTGCAAAATCCGCAGCGGATGATTGAGGTGCTTGAGGCGCAATTGGCACGCGGAGAGCCTCTGTCCGCAGCTCAGCAGCAACTGCTTGCAATTCTTCGTGGCGCACCCGCAGCGGCGGGGATGCAGTAAAGGAGTAAGACATGCCCCGCAACGGTTCTGGCACATATACGTTACCGACTGGCAACCCAGTCGTATCCGGCACGACGATCGAGTCGTCTTGGGCCAATACGACGCTGAGCGATCTTGCTAGCGAGATGACTAACTCGCTGTCGCGCACGGGCGCGGGCGGGATGACGGGTGCCTTCCGAGCCGCCAACGGCACAAGCACGGTTCCAGGCATTGCCTGGGCGGATGAGACTGGCACCGGCTTCTATCGCGCTGGGACGTCGGACACGCGATTTGTCGTGCAAACGGCAGAGGTGCAGAAGTGGACGGCGTCAGGCAGCAGCGTTACTGGTACGTTCACTGCGTCTGGTGATGTCGGCATTGGCACGACTTCTCCGTCAGCAAGGCTCTCTGTTGATTCCGGCTCAACCGCGCTGCTTGCCAACTTCAACTCGACCAATGCCAACGGCGGGTTCCTTCGCTTTCAGAACAGCGGCACTTCGATTGGCGACATCGGCAGCGGCGCGAACATCGTTTCCCCCGCAGCCGGCGCGGCGGACTTTGGCATCAACGTCCGTGGGGCGAACAGTTTAATTTTTGGGATTAACAGCGCACGCGCTATGACGCTGGACGCCTCCGGCAACCTCGGCTTGGGGGTGACGCCGAGTGCTTGGGGCGTCGATGCGTGCTTGGAAATTGAAGGCGGTAAAGCAATTAGCTTTGCAAGCAACAGCGGTTTTATCAACACCAACGCCTATTTTAATTCTGGCTGGAAATACATCACCACATCAACTGCCGCACAGTATCAACAAGATGCTGGCGCGCACAAATGGTCCACCGCTCCCTCCGGCACCGCAGGCAACGCGATCACCTTCACGCAGGCGATGACGCTGGATGCGAGTGGGAATTTGGGGGTGGGGACGACAAGTCCCAGCACTCGTCTGCATGTTGCGGGTGGCAGCACTACGGAAGTTCGTGTTGTTTCTTCGGGCGACCTGACCACTGGCTCTGTATCCATTATTCGTTTTGGCGGAAGTAATAGCGCGACATCGGGATACCTTGGTTATGGTGGCACAACCAGCACCATTGACTTGTGGAATACGTTGAGTGGCTCGATCACGTTTGGCACCAACAACACCGAACGCGCCCGCATCACGAGTGGGGGTGATTTGCTGGTGGGGACGACTAGTTCTTCTGGTCTTATAACCGGTAAAAACACAACTTTTAGTCAATACACCGCATATTTTTGGAACGCAACGACAACGGGCGACGCTCAGTTTGTTGGTTTTGGAACAGAAAATACAGTGACTTCACGGGGTTCCATTGACTACAACCGTGCAGGCGGACTAGTCAGGTACAACACCACTTCTGACTATCGCGCCAAAGACATTCTCGGCCCTGTCGCCAATCCCGGCGCAACCATCGACGCGCTGAAAGTTTACGAAGGCTTGATGAAAGGCGCAACGCAGCCCCGCCCGATGCTGGTGGCGCATGAAACGCAAGAGCACGCACCCTACGCGGTCAGCGGCGTCAAGGATGAGGTCAACGAGGACGGCACGCCTAAGTTCCAGCAGATGGATGTGTCCTCGCTGGTGCCGCTACTGATTGCAGAAATCCAATCCCTCCGCGCCCGTGTTGCGGCGCTTGAAGCATAATTTTGCCAACGCCGTTGCGACAACAGCATCGCGTTGTTTAACCCACCACGGAGTCACCAATGGAAATCGAACTGAAGCTAGAGCCGACTGAAGTGCAGCTCATCATTAACGCGCTCGCCAATCTGCCTTACGGGCAGGTACGAGGAGTGATTGAGAAGGTTGTCGACCAGGCGAACGCTCAGACGCAGCAGGAAAAAGCTGGCACAACCGACTGAGGGTGATGATGGATGCAGCAGTCTCACGCGACGATTTTGGCCGGCTCGAGGCTAAAGTGGACAAGTTAACGGACGCCGTCCAGCGCTTGATTCTGATTGAAGAACGCCAGTCGTCGCAGGGCGAGCGGATTGGCAAATGCGAGACGAAGATCGCAGTCAATGAGACTTCAATCCATAAAACAGATCGCAAAGTTGACCAGTGGATCAACCGCGGCGTCGGCGTCTGGGCCGCGGCTGCGGTGATCTTTGCGATCGTGCAGTTTGGCTCAAGGTTTGTAGGGCGCTGAGATGCTGGAAGCTCTGTTTTCGTTTCTTGGCGGTTCCGTCTTCAGAATGGTCTGGGGCGAGGTGTCGTCTTGGCACAACAAGAAGCAGGATCACAAATTTGAGCTTGAGCGGCTGAAACTTCAGACCGAGATCGACGACAGGGCTCACCAGCGCACTCAAGAGGCTTTGCGTCTGCAGAGCGAGCTGGGCATCAAGACCATCGAGGCTCAGGCGGTCGCCAACGTCGCCACAGCCGAGGCTGAAGCCTTTGGCAAGGCGATGGAGCAGGCGTTTAAGCCTTCAGGCTGGGCGGTGGTCGACATCTGGAACGGCGTCATCCGCCCATCTGCCGCGACCATTGCGTTGGCGCTGTGGGTGCTCAAGCTCAACGCCCAGAGCTGGGTCATGCAGGAGTGGGACATCACCCTGGCCGGGACGGTGCTGGGGTTCTTCTTCGCTGACAGGTCGCTGGGCAAGCGCGGGAAATGAGCGCCATCACGGTCGCTCGCGACCTGTGCCTGGTGTTTGAGGGGCTCTACCTCAAGCCCTACCTCTGCCCCGCCAACGTCCCCACCATCGGCGTCGGATCGACCTTCTACGAGAACGGGGTGCGGGTGACGCTCAAAGACCCGCCTATCAGCCGCGAGCGGGCGATGGAACTGCTGGAGTGGGAGCTGACCCACGCGCTGCCCAAGGTGCTCAAGCTTTGTCCTGAGCTGCCTGAGTGGGGCGAGAAGGCGACGGGGGCGATCCTTGACTTCGCCTTCAACTGCGGCACAGGGGCCCTACAGGCCAGCACGCTGCGCAAGCGGCTGAACACCGACGACGAGGCTGGGGCGCGTGCCGAGTTGATGAAATGGGTGCGCGGTGGTGGTAAGGTGCTGCCCGGATTGGTTCGTAGGCGGGCCGCGGAAGCATCGTTGATTTAATGGCACGTTTACGGCACAAACGGAGTTGAGAGAAACGTAAGTGCTTGATCGGAGAGGTGGCCGAGCGGTCGAAGGCGCTGGACTGGAATCGCGTTCAGCACGCAAAAAACCTAAGCAAATCAAAGGGTCTTTGCCTTCGCAATCTCGCGTTTCCCTCACAATCAAGGCACGTTTATGACACAGCGAAAACGTGACTTGCCCACAAAAAATCATCATTGGTGACGCCGAGCTTTGGCATGGCGACTGCCGAGAAATCTTGCCCACATTGGCCCAGGTCGATGCGGTTATCACTGATCCGCCGTATGGGATTGGAATTGCCGCCAATCCCGTTCGACAGGCTCATCAGCGCATGGATTGGGACAACAAGCCTCCTGATGGCTCGTTGATTCAGGAATGCGTAGACAAAGGCACAGTGGCCGTGATCTGGGGTGGAAATTACTTTAACCTGCCTCCTAGCCAGTGCTTCTTTGTTTGGGACAAAGTGCAGCCGCAGGATTTTTCATTGGCTATGTGTGAGATGGCTTGGTGCAACAAAAAGGGGCCAGCCAAGATGCACCGCCAGTCCGTGCTGTCTTACCGCAAAGAGCACCCAACGCAAAAGCCGGTTGAGTTGATGGCTTGGTGCATAGATCAACTTGGAAAGCCGTCCACGATCCTTGATCCATTCATGGGCAGCGGCACAACCGGAGTTGCTGCAGTTGAGATGGGCCGCAAGTTCATTGGCATTGAACGCGAGCGTAAATACTTTGACATTGCGTGTGAGCGCATTGAACGCGCCCAAGCGCAAGGTCAGATGTTCGCGCCCACCATGCTTAAGATGGAGCAGCAAGGGCTATCGTTTAGCGCCTGATGCTGCAATCACACTTGCATGTGATTCTAGTAATTGGACTGTTTGGGCACGTTTACGGCACACGCACATAGAAGTCGCTTGAGGTCTTTGTCGCATGCCATTAATCTTGAACGATTGGAGAGGTGGCCGAGAGGCTCAAGGCGCTGGACTGGAATTCGGTCTAGGCCAAAAAAAAGCCCCTGCAGTCAGGGGCTTAAGCATTTCGACCTGTAGCGCGCTGCTCACGCGGCGGCACATTTACGGCACATCAAATCGACACGGCACGGGCAGCATTGGCTAGATGCTGCGGCGCGAAAGCGACGTAGCGCTGAACCATGCTGTGCGAGGCCCAGCCTCCCAGCTCCTGCAACACCTGAATCGGCGTACCCGCCTGAGCGTGCCAGGAGGCCCAGGTGTGGCGCAGGTCGTGAAACCTGAAGTCAGGCACGCCTGCCTTCTTGCACGCGCCCTGCCACACGCTGCGGCTGATGTGGCCGATACCGAAGACAGACCCCTCGCGGTGCGGCAGCGCGGTCAGCAACGCGACCGCGGCGTCGTTGAGCGGCACGATGATTTGCTTGCCGCCCTTGGCTTCCTCCGCGTCGACCTTGGCGGTTGCCGTCTCAAGGTTGACGTTCTCCCACCGCAGGCCCAAGACGTTAGCGCGGCGCAGGCCGGTCAGCATTGCAAACCGGACAGCGGGGCGGTACTTGGGCATCAGGTTCTCGAGCAGCGCCTCTGCCTGCTCTCGCGTCAAGAACGTCTCGCGCTTGTTGGACTCGCGCTCGGCCTTGATGAAGGGAGCCTTGTCGATCCACTCCCAGTCGCGCTCAGCGGCTCGCAGGATGGCGCGGATGAGTGCGCGGTAGCGGTTACGAGTGGCGGGCTTGGCCTCCTTGGGCAGCAGGCGCTCGACCTTCTCCTTGGTAATCTCGGTCAGCAGCGTCGCGCCCAACTTGGGCTTGATGATGGCGATGCGCAGGATGTCAGTCTCGATCGACTTCTTGCCCGCCTTCTCGACAAGCCAGCGCTCGCACGCCTGGGCGAAGGTCTTGCGCGGCTTTTCCTTGATGACGACACCGCGCCACAGCTCAGCCCGGCGCAGGTCATGCGCGGCCAGAGCCTGCTTCTTGTCGCCAGTCCTGAGCGTCTCGCGGATGCGGACGCCCTTGATTTGAACGTCGATCCAGTAAGTGCCGTTGCGAAGTTTGAGGGCCATAGAATGTCTCCTTGTGACGGAGACATTTTCACATCAGCGTGAGGAATTCGCAATACCCCAGGCACCGATGAGGGCACTTTCGGCCCTACCATCATCCTTCGCCCGCTTGAACTCGCCTGCCTGGTTAGGCCACATGGCGATCGCCTTGGCTCGAGAGCCATCCTTCGCCGCGTTCAGGTTCATGTCCCGCTTCCACTTGGCAGGCGGGACTAAGGCAAGTGGAATGCCCATCGCAGACAGCACGCCCTTGACGATCCCGAATCCCTCGCCAAAGGCAAAGGCGGACGTCACGCCCATCTGCGGGCTGGCGCTGACTGCCTCCATATAGGCGATCATGACGTCCCAGTTGCGCAGTTCTTGGGACAGCAGCTCGGGGCTGATGCGGTTCTTGATCGACTTGCCGACCTTGACCTCGAGCGTGGGCATGTCCCACACCTCGACCAGCTTGCCGTCGTGCGTAAGCACCGCCACCGCGCCCTTGATGCCGGGGTCGATGCCGAGAATGTACTTAGTAACCATGCGGCTCGCTTTCAGGACGCTGGCCTTCGCGCCTTGCAATTTCGCGGTCGAGATACCAGCGCGCTTTCTTCAGGTCTTCGATCGCGTCTAACTTTAGGTCTGCGCGCCAGATGTATTTTACGGCGTTGCCAAGGCAGAAATTCATGTGCTCGGTGACTTCAATGGCTTGAATGCCGCTGGGGTGGCGGGTGTAGTGGACGGGGTTGTTGACGGGGTCGTTCATTGCTGGCCTTTTAAATAGCGTTCGATGGCGCGGGCAAAGTGATGATGGAACCCGCCGTTCTGGTGCCACAGGTCTGCGATCACCTCGTCGGTGAGGGTGCGCTCCGGCTGCTCCAGCGCGGCGCGGAGGGCTTTGACTGTCTTGTTGAGATTGCTTTCCGGTACAAGCCAGAAGCTAGAACTTGCGTTTGTCGCTTTGATAAATTCCAGCGCCT